CCAGTCGAAGTGGAGCCAGCTCACTCCGACGCTGACACCGGTGCCGTCAGTGAGGACGGTGGATCTGAACTCACTCCCGATGCCGATGTCTTGAGATTCCCGGACGACTCACCGGCGATGGTGGATGCTCCACCAAACAACGTCCCATTGTTGGAGCAGAAACCATTTGGCGACCCACCCCGTCGAAAGGATGGTAAGCCCGTCGATCCGACGTCCCGGGGATACTGCCGTCACGCAGGCATCCCGACGCATCTCTTGAATGGCCATGACCTGTCAGATTCCGAGCTGGTCGCATTGTTTGCACCAGACTTGGGCGCCGTCGAGCGTGATCAGATCGAGGTGAGGTTCAGAGATATTCCGTATGACGGGGAGCAGCGCATCATCGTCAACCGCAACGTCAACGAGGCGAAGTTGCCGATGCGTGTTAGCGAGGCGAGGTGTCGTTCGACCGGATTCTACTATTCCGATCGGGTCATCTTGACTGTTGCGCTTGCCACGTTGGTCGCAGTCGTCGGGCTGGCCGTCCCCGCCGAGGTGTACGACCAGGTCTGCATCCTTCCCAGCCGTGGGGAGTATGGTGGTGCTCACTTCTGCCTCCTCCCCCTGTCGTCCCTATGCCGGGAGATCTTTCACATAGCACTGTATGCGCTTCTTCCGCTGTTGCTGGTGGTATTGTTGAGGCGCAAAAACATTGAGGTGGTCATCTCCTGGGTCCCTCACTGGGTCGACAGTGTCTTCTGTGACTTCGACAGGCATGTCAATGATACTACGATTGAGTCGACGCTGTATGCCAAGATGCGACGCTGTGCTGGTCTACCCGTGAAGGACACCATGCACTACCGACTGTTTCTTGGCACCGCTAGGGTCGTGGAAGCTTTGCTTCAAGGGCAGGGTTTTCCACGGGACCACACGGGCTTGCTGGGCCCGTGGGTCTAAATCCCTATACAACAGCCCGCAAGGTCTTCGCTGAGGGGGTGAGGGTTGGCGAAACACCCCTCCCGGTTCGGACCTTCGCCGATGTCAACGGCGAGGGTAAGATAGACACTTGCGGTTCGACACCACCGACCCGGAAGGCCAGGCGACGCATGTACAGGAGACTCAACTTTGGGTCAGTTCCTGGGTTTGCTCCTATTTGCATGGATAGTAATGACAATCAGACTGTTGAGTCTGCATTTGCATCCAGGCTCATGAGGAAGGTCCCCGAAGCTGATCCAGAGAAACTGGCAAGGCTGAAGGTCTTTGTCAAGAATTTCCTGCACAAATACGTTTCTCGAGTTACGCCTTACGAATTCGAGGAATGGCTGGCCTCAACAACCTACACAGAGCAACGCAAGATGCAGCTGCGCGAAGTACACCAGTCCCTTCGGGGCGGGCGTCCTACGCGGAGACAAGCCAGTCACATTGACACGTTCGTCAAGAGCGAGTTTTATCCAACCTGGAAGCAGGCCCGGATGATCAACAGTCGCTGTGACGCTTTCAAGGTGTGGTCTGGCCCCATGTTCAAGGCTATAGAAGACGAGGTGTACCGGATAAAGTCCTTCATCAAGCACGTGCCTGTACCAGAAAGGCCGGCCTTGATATCCGGGTTGCGTCAGGCAGGCGCTTTCTACTACGCTACTGACTACACCGCATTCGAGTCTCACTTCGTCCCTGAGGTGATGAGGGCCTTGGAGATTCAGCTGTACAAGCACTGTCTGGGTGCGGGCCCAGACACGAGGTTCCTCTGTCGTACGCTTCTGGGCAAGAATAGGATGCGCACTAGGAATGGCATTCGGGCGGAGGTCCCTGCGCGTCGGATGTCGGGAGACATGTGTACCTCTTTGGGGAACGGTTTTTCGAACCTGATGCTCACGCTGTTCATTGCCCATGAGAAAGGCGGTTCAGTAGAAGGGTTCGTGGAGGGCGACGACGGGATCTTCCGTTCGTCGGTACCTCTCGAAGCCTCCGACTACGAAGCCCTTGGATTTACCATCAAGATTGAGCGCGTCACAGATCCGTGTGCCGCCTCATTCTGCGGAATGGTCTTCGCCGATAGCGGCGAGATTATCCGTGACCCACGCCGGTTTCTGGCCGGGTTTGGGTGGACCCAGTCGTTTTTATACGCTGGGGATAGGATCATGGGCGAGTTGTTGAGAGCTAAGGCCCTCTCTGCCGTCTACGAAACCCCGCAATGCCCGATCGTCGGTGCCCTGGCTCGTGCTGCTCTGTCCGAGACGCGTATGTACACACCGCGCTTCGTTGATGATGGGTACCACAAGATACCGCACGATGAGTCTGACACCCCCGCCTTTTCCCCACGTGCAGACACACGTGAGCTGTTTTCGCGTCTATATGGGATTCCAGTTCTAGCCCAATTGGAAATTGAGCGGTTGATCGACCAACATCGGTTTGATCGAATCCAATCGCTGCTGTGGCCTGATGGCGCGATGCAGTCTTACAGTGAGAACTATATTGTCATCACGTAGGACGTAGGCGAGAGTCGCCGGACTCTAAACGAGACCACTTTCTAA